ACCTCTCATCGCCAACGCCGTACAAGCATGCTTGTGCGGCGTCTCGTGTACTGACTGACTGCAAAGGCAGGTTGACACAATAATGAGTCAATCTGTCCGCGGATTGATGCAGGTCCCGCGGAGAACTGTTGTTGATTGGAGTCTAAAGGAGTATTACTACTCCCTACTTCGGTAAAATACCGAAGTAACATAGACCATCCAGCAATAGTCTCCGTAACCTTGAGCGGTTCAACGTCGCGTACCCGATACTCCTGTTTCTGGAGATCGTTATTGGTACGGCGCCGTAACCGTTCAGTCGTTCCGTCAGGTGCTTGTCGAAGGGAGGGAGCTGAAAGATTCAGTTCCTGACCCGGTATCTCACCATAAACTTTGGTGAGACACTCTACGATATAATCGTAGGTTCGATAGCACTTCCTATCGTAAAACTGGTTCGCATACGCGATCCAGGAAACGTAGGAATCAGGGCTGGGTGTTGATGACCAAACTGTCCTTATGCGGACAGGAGTGACTTTGACGCCCTTGAATGCGTCACAGCCACAGGATTCGCGAAAGAATCCATTGGTGCAGCTCTTGTCCTTGTTGACTTTAAGTCCAAAGGATTCGAGCTGTTCGATTGCGTCTTCGGCGAAAGCCGTTGGGACAATCACATCATCACCGTACACCAATATACGCTCACGCGTATAGAGGTCCCGAGCTGCCGCCGTTAGGATCGCCCAAACAGTAATCGCAAGGACGGGAAAGCATAAACTGCTTCCCATCGGTGCGAACTTGTTGAGGGTAATGATCCTTCCGTCCGGTAACTCTGTATACAGACTCCTGCATGCGTCCAGGTACGTATAAACGTGACTGGGAAACAGCAGGCGAACCAAGCCAGTACTAACACGATCCGAGGCCTCGTTAAGGTCAAGGGTCGCGTACCTACCAGTCTGGGAACCCCAAAGGGCTCCGCACTGATTAGGGTACTGGTGGGTGAAGTTAACAAGCCCTTTCGTAAGCTTGTGAGACTCCACCAACTCAACTAGACTACGTCCTAACCCTTGCTGGACCCATTGATAATCAACGGGCTCACAAGAGATCAGACGTGGTCCTCGCGAATCTTTAGCGACGAGCACAACGCGCGCCGGTAAAGACTCATCCGTAACTCCTGTAAAGGAGTTATAGGTGTCACAGACGTGTCCAGATGACGCACAAAAATATGCGTCAAACGGGTAAACGTCCGTGATTCGACTACTAACATTACGCCACAGGAACTTCTCAGAGCGCTGCTGCTTAGTAGCAACAGCGCCTGGTCCGTGCCGTGGGCGGATGTCAGAAGGGTCGAAGAATGCAAAGAGATTCGAAAGAATCTTCCTTGCACGACGAGCCACGATAAAACGCTCGTTCGGCCCACTATTGGGATGCGAACGGGGATCGTGGTGGTTAAGCAAATCCTCCAAGGATTGGAGGTCTGCGTTAACAGCTGATAGGTCTTCGTCGGTCTTGACAAACCGATCGATGACTGTTCGTTCTTGGTCTGTTGTATACGGGAGCTCGTACTTGTAAAACAAGTAGCAGATCTCTCGTATCGCCAGGACTGATTTAGCGCACGGTTCTTGAAGGACAGATCCATCTGGTTGCAACACGCGACTGAAGAGCTCACCTAGAAACCTAGGAAGCTCACTACCGGGGAGGGTTGAGAAACCCAACTCAGTAGCGTTCAGTTTTTGTGTATGCGTCAAAGCCTTGTCAAAGGCTTTGACCAGACGGGGTAGGGTTTTAGTCAAAAACCCTACTCCTTCAAAGCGCAGACGTTTGGCTAACTTATCTAATGTTAGTCGTACACTGCGAGGTTCGAGACCTAATCCGTGAGCATCTGTTAAGACGTCACGAACGTAGGCAGCGATGAGTTTACTTTCATCTAGGCTCTTATTGACATCCATAAGGTATGTCTCCTAGAGCATGTCCACGCCGTGATCCATCCCAACGACTCATGTA